TCAACTATTTTATCAACTTCAGCTTGAGATACCATTGGTTCTTTTTCTTCTACTGTAGTCTCAACTTTGTTTTCTACAGGTTGTTGTTCCTGTTCCGTTTTTTGCTCGTCAGCCATATTAGTCTCCTTTAATATATTACATTGTTATCTTGAAATTTATTTATTTCATTTTGTGTTAATTGTCTATTTTCTTCTAGAGCAAAGGCAACCACCTGAGCCAATTCCTCTTGCTGTTCCTCGTCCATATTTATTGTAACAACAGGAAAATCATTATATTTTTTGTAATATTGTTCAAAATAACCATAAAGTATATCAATCATAATTTATTAAACTCCTTAAAATAAAAATCATATTCTGCTTTTGTGTTTGGTGCAAAATATTCCATAAGTCTAAATTCATAGTCTCTAAATTTTACATTATCTGCATATTTTATTGTTACATATTCTGCAAAAGCCTCAAGTGTTTGACCCTCAGTAACAGTTCTTTGTCCTGATTTTATTATCGTTGGGTATCTTGCATAATAAGTTTTACCATGACCATATCCTATTGCCTCTTTTGTGATTGCACCTATAAAATCATTAAATCTTGTTGTAAATTGCATATCATAACCACCATAATCTCCACCAATAACTTTGTATTTTAACTTTAACTTAAATTCATAAATTTCTCTTTCAGTAATATCAAACATACCAGCCTCTCCCCCTGACTTGTTTGCCTTTTTCAAAGCTAAGTATTCTTTAATTTCATTATCGTTTAAAAAAACATTTTCTTTTTCATTTAGTTTTTTATAGTAACTTGCTTTAGCCAAATCATCATCAGGTGCATTTACTAAAGCACTTCTTCTTTCATTATAGGCACTTAATTTTCTTTGTCTTAATTTTTTACCTAAATCAATACTATCTTGAACAACTTTATCTGCTGATAATGTAGCTATACTTCTTATATTTGATAAATCTTTAAAGTAAAAAGTTCCTACAACTTTTGAGTTTTTAGATAATTTTTCCCATAAATCTAAATTTTTATTATTTTTAAATAATACTGCAAGTTGACGATCTATTCTATGTCCATATTCATGAACAAATGTCTCAAGCGATTTCGTTTTTCCAATATTAACAACATCATCACTTGAACGATAAAAACCTCTACCTGAGCTTTGTAAAGTTTTTAAAGCTGGTAATAAAGATATTACTTTAGATATATCACTAGAAGTATTACCAAACCCCTCTTTTAATAAATCTCTTTCATCATCAGATACATCTCCAAACAAAGAAAAAGGTTTATCTTCTTGTTGTGTTTCTTCAGCATCAAAAAACTCATCAGCTACAGGCAACCAAGTATGTCTGCATCTATAACCACCTCTAACAGTAAATGGGTCTCCTTCAGATTTACCAGCCCAAGAAGATTGCCAAATACTTCTAATTTGCTCTTCAGTATAAACTTTGTTTAGATGGGTAACACAATGAGGTCTTGAGTCTCCTACTAAAGTCCCTGTATATTTAAACTTATTAAGTCCAGCCTCTTTAGATTTATAAACTGTAAACTGACCATCAAACTGCATTACTGAGTCATGTGCAATCTGTGAGGCATAGGTACTCATTGGTCTACCTCTTCTATCAACTTCCCCTGTAATTAATCCTCTCAAGTCTTTAACCATATCATTAAAAGGCTTACCAGCTATTGCGTTCTGATAAACTTGAGATGATATTTCATTAAGGTATCTACTAGCTAAATCCTCAAAACCAGCAAACTGCTGAAACTTTAATTGATTAATAGTTAGTAAATCTACCTTAGTTAATGATTTAAACTTATCAGGAATATCTAAACCACCAAACTCTTCCATAAATTCTTTTACTATTTGGTCATAATCCCTAACTAAAGTATCGGCTGTAGTTCTATATGTTTCATCAATAAATCTTTTTAAATCTGTTCTAAGATCAATAGCTATTTGTGTTGAAACTGCATCAGCACCCTCAGTAAGAGTTGATATTTGTGATACTATTCTAGCCTCTAAATCTTCAAGTGTTTTCTTGATTTGTATTTCGTGGCTATCTTGTAACCTCTCTAAAAATTCTTGTCTTGCCATTATACATTAAAGCCTTTTCTCCAAGACTTTATTGCCCAATAGACAGGTGCTAAGGTTTTTTGTCCTTTTACTTTTTTAAGGATAGCACCATGTCTTGCTAGAAAACTTTTTTGTCTAGCTGGGTTGTTCTTTTTGATAGACATATTAGGGTCTCCAAATCTAATAACTTGAACATTACCTGTTTTCTTATTTTTGACATAAACCCCAAACTTCTTCCTTGCACCTGAAGTTCTAAAAGGTTTATTTAGCTTAACAGTTCTTCCTCTGTATTTAGCCATTATTTTCTTTTCTTTTTGCGTAAGTCTAAATCATGTTTTCTTGAGCCTCTAAGGAAACTATTGACTCTACCCATAGACCAAGCCGCCATAGGAACTCTTCTAGAACCAGCACTTAGAAAAGCACCTTGTCCTCTTCTATAAACTTTAGCTAAAGTTCCGTAGGTATAGCGCTTTGATGCTTTGGCTTTTCTTCTAAGAGTAGCCTTAACACTAGCTGATAAAGGTTTTCTTCTAACTGCCATTATGCTTTTGTCCTTGCTCTCAGTAATGATTTAGGAATAACACCACCTGATTTATAAATAGATGCTACCCTTTTAATTAGACTTGCTCTTCTTGACCTTTTTGACCCTTTTAGACCTGACAGGTATTTCTTTGGAAGTCCTGAGTCCTTGTCTTTTGGTACTTTTCTTTTTTTTCGTTTTTTCTTTGCCATTACTCTTCTTCTTCTTCACCTGTGGGAAGAGTTGTTTGGAACTGACCGATTGTTGTTGAGGTTGCATCAATCTCTTGATTAATTGCATCAATTTTTTCATCATCATCAATAACTGCCTTTGCTATTTGTTTATCTATTTCCTTTGTATATGTGTCTGATTTAACTCCACTAGCTTTTGCAACCTGTAAGAATTGTAGATCAGCCGCATAATCTCTTAAATCAAATGTATCAGGATAATCTATTTGACCATCAAATACTTTGTTTTGCCACTTCGCAAACAATGACCATATCTGCTCTTCAGCATTTTCTAATAAATCAGCCTTCTCAGATAGCCTAGCATTAAGTAATTGAAACTCTGTTTGTAAAGCTATGCCTGAATTAATAGTTTTTTCTGTGGCTCTAACAGAACCCATATGTGTTATTCTATTAATAGCATCTACTTTCATACTAATAGAGTTCATAATACTATCTAAAGATTGTGCTGAAGGTTGTATAATATAAGGTTTTAAATCAGCCTGTAAATCTTCAGGCATTTCAATAACTGAACCAGCACCAGCACTAGCCTCAACATTAGGTGTTTTGACTAAACTAGGGTGGTTACTTAATCTTATTAATTGCTCAGTTTCAGAATAATCATTGTAGATAGACTGTTGTAATTCTGCAACATCAGATAAATCAGATATACCTATAGCTTTTCTTTGAGACTTTTGATTATATAATATTACTGCTGGTATTTCATTTAATGGATTTGGTTGCTCATCTAACAATACAGGTTTTGAGGCTGTATATTCTTTCATATAATCATCAACTTTATAAGTAGTAATATCTTCTAATGACCAAACTTTTATAGTTGCTACATCATCAGTTAAATCTTCAAGTATAGTTAGAGAAGTAAGGTAAAACTTTCCGTTAGGATATCTTTCATATTCCCAATTCAATACATTATCTGGGGTATAAATAGAAATATATGGTCTTATGTCCTGAGATAATTCCTCTGCTCTAGTATTAGTTATAACACTTGGCTTATCCACTATTCCCCAACAAGTACCATAGATAGACGCATGAGTTTGCATTTCTTTAATTACATTGTTAAAGTTTCTCCCATCTAGGTCTGCATCATCTAAAAAAGACTCTAAATCTGGGTCTCCATTTAATGACCCATAGTCTCTTGTTGCTGGAACTCTAAATAAAAAACTTGAATAAATCTGAATAACATTTCTACAATGATTATCTAAAGGGGTAAATCCAACCCTTTTCATGTATTCCTCATCAGACTCTAGGATATATCTATTTAGATAAAATCCATTTCCATAATCATCTCCACCTAAATATGATCTGTAATGGAAGTTCCATCTATGAAAGTTTTTCTCATAGTCGCTGTGTCTAGCTGTTAAGAACTCTCTTGTATATATCGCCATCTAACTCCACCTAGTCGGTTCACTTGGTTTAAAATCTCTACGCAAAGGAAACAAATACTCAATCATATATCCAACTGCATCAGCCATATGGTCAAAGCCACTATCCTTGTCAGGTATATGTGTTCCCTCTTTGTATATTTGTCTTTCTAAACTTTTAATTAAATTTTTGCAAGATTTGGTTATGAAAAGACTTGACACTCCATTAGCATTTTTCAATTTAGAATTAACTGCATTTATTCTATCTCTTACAGGTGGGTGTGTTGCTTTTACTTTAACATTGAAACCAGCATTTCTTAATAAAGATAAATCAGTTGAGCCACCAGCACTTGTCTTTCTTTGTCTAGCGGCTGGGTCAGGATAAATCACAATATTTCTTACTCCATATCTTGCTTTTATTTCGTCAATCATATCATTTGTATTTGCGTTGTATATTTGTATCTCATCAAAAACGATTAAATTATTATTGATTACTTGAGCCACGCAACAAGCCATAGGTGAGTAATTAAAGTCCATTCCGATATGTAAAACTATTTCTTTTTGTTCATATGTGTCAATAATATGTTTGTTTCTATCAAAGTTATAATAAATAACTCCAGCATAATTAACAAATGTAGCTAAATATTCTTGCTGAAAAGTTCTCTCATCTAGGTCATTCTTAGCTTGATCTATTTCATCTTGAGTTACTTGACCACCTTCAATAGTAGTAAACTTAAAACTTTCCCACTCAGGGTCTTGCTTAGAGTATAATTCATATGACCAATTTCCATATCCTTTTGGTGTACCACAAAATAAAGCTGAACCCATAGTATACTTATCAGAAAGTGTAGGTCTAATTACTTCATACCAAGCCTCAGGCTTTATGTCTTGTATTTCGTCAAAGCAAACAAATGATAATCCACTACCTCTTAGGCTCTGCTCATTTTCACTACCCTTCAGGCTTATTGTCGTCCCATTTCGTAAAGATAAAGTTAATTGTGTTTCATTTATCTTAGCAACCCATCTATGCTCTAACATCTTTTCTTTTAATGGTTTCCACATTATCTCTCTGCTCTGTCTGTAGCTGGGACTTATGTAGAATATCTTTTTGTTTGGAAATCTACCAAACTTAGCTAGTTCATTAAGTGCCACAAAGGTCTTACCAAATCTTCTACCAGATAATAAAACTCTAAAGCGCTTTTCTGAAAGTATTACTTGTTTTTGTGGTTCACTAAGAGGCACTAATCAATAGTCCACTCTAAAGGCTGATTATCTTCTCCAATCGGTATATCAGATTGACCTAACATTTGTTTACCTAACCATATCAACATAACAGCATTTAACTTTTCAGCACTCTTCCATTGTAACTGTCTTAGCCTTAATTTCATCTCTGCTCTTCCTTTTGTAAGATATTCGGAATAACTCTTACGGATAAGGCTTTCATCACAGCCGAAAAAGTCTGCTATATCTACATTGGTCATTCCAAACTTAGCTAACTTTTGTACTTCTTCGCCTTGAATATCGTACTTCTTAGGTCTTGACATTAATGTATAGTAATTCCTTCTCTTAAAATATCATCAGAATTAACTTGATGGTACTCAAATAAATATTGGTGTGCTTGTTCTTCAGTTTCAAATCCTGATACCTGAATGATAGCACAAAATTTACCATAATGATCTGGCATTGTTATAAAAAACTTTTTTAGTTCCTCTTCCATCATGTTATTCTACACTAATACTCATCTTATCCATAGCCTCTTTTGATACTTTTCCTTGTTTATAAGCCTGAATTATATCTTGGTCAGTATCATTTAAGGTTCTAAATCCTTTTTGCCAAGAACTTAAATTAGTAAAAGGGTCTCTAGTCATAATACCAAAATCATCTTTTACCTCTTCTTTGACAGGCTCATTTTCCCAACCTTTATTATTTAACCATGTTCTAAAGTGCATAATAAACTTCTTATCATCTACGGAACTACAATAGTTATTCCATTTTTCTACTATCAAGCTAGACTCAGGTTTATCTTTTAGTTTATCAAAAACCTTAAAAGCCTGTTGTTTATTTCCTGTAGTTAGTTTTAGTTCTGACCATATATTATTAAATATATCAGTATAACTATGTTTATTATTATAACTATTACTGCTTTGCGTTGGCTTTGCGTTCGCATCAGACCATCTTTTCTTAGCTGACTCAGTAGCTTTACCTGATTTTTCTTGTACCCACTTCCATTCTTCTCTTTGAGCCTTGTTATAATAAACCTTTTCGTCTTGCTCAAAATATTGTGCTAACAAGTAATTAATCATTTTTTCCTCTGCATTTACACCAACTCTTTTTAGTCTATCCATATCTTTAGGTAAACTAGCCTCATTCTTCCAAGCATAACATAACAATCTAAAATATAAACCTAGTTCTTCGTTAGTTAAGTTTACTGTGTCTGCTATAAAGTTATCAGGACTTATTCCCATCTTCCATATTTTCTGTGCCATATTTTTCTCCAATTTCTTTTTCAGCCAAATCAATACAATCTTTCATAAAGCCTTTCCAAGTATTATTTGTTTCTATTGCTATTTGTATATAATGAAAAGCTAAATTACTCACTTCTCTCCTAAATACCCCAGACTTCTTGTCTATTTTTTCTAGCATCAGGGTCTTTCCATTCATAATCATCAAGTTTAGGTGCAAACAAAACTTTTAAATCATCAATACTGTTAGCAAGTTTAAGTGTATGTTCTAGGCTTTTGATGTGTGTTTCTACCTCTGCTATGTAATCATAATCAGGAATAAAAGGTACAAACTCACATACTTTCTGATCTTTTCTTTTAGGCTGTTTACCTGTTGCTACTAAGAAACTACAATCAATATTCTTTTTTGTTTTTTCCTGAAAAGCCTTTTTATAAATAGCCATTTGTAGTTTATCATCATAAGTAACCATAAACTTATCTTTGGTTTTTAAATCAATTATATAAATAGTGTCTGCATCTTCTAATATATAATCAATATATCCAATAAAGGGGCAACCATAAATCAATGTCTCAATTCTTATTTGGCTACCAATATAATCTTTTGAAATCCAAAAATCAGTAAATCTGTAAATGATTTGTGAAAGCATAGGCTCAATCATCTCAAATTGCTTTTGATTTTCTTCAGCATTATCAATAAAATTTGTCGCTGATTTATAAAATGTTTTAGCAACATTTAAAGACTCAAAAATTTTTTTGTTTTGATTTTTGATAAAGTAATCTAACCCTGTTTCAACAGCCTTACCTCGTTCCATTCTTGAATTAGATACTCTTGGATAACCCATTACATAATCAAGAAAGAACTTAGCTTTATTATTTTTATAAGATTTTAACCTACTAGCTGAAAAAGGTAGTAA